TCTTGGGTGATATGTCCTAAATGTCAGGAATACACAGACCAAAAAGTAAGAAGGTCAGACCGCAACTCCAAACACGTTATTATCAGACGTAGAGAATGTTATAAGTGTGGTCATATCTGGCACACTATTCAGTATCCAGAAATGATTGTTGAAGATATAAAAGCAAAATATGTTTTGTGTGAGTAGTCGGGTGATGGATAGGCACTTCGCTTGCCCCCCTGCCTTTCCCTGCTTTACTCAGGGTTTTGTATGGCTTTCAGACTTGCTTTGCATAAGTCATCAGGCTACCCGACTCATAATTCATTTAAAGCGTGTTCAAGAGAATAAACAACTCTGGAAATAATACCAGCGTCAAGATGCTCTCTTGCAACACCAGTTCCCTTAGTTGATGGGTTCTTTTTCAAAAACTGTCTGAGCCTATGGGCATCTTCAGCTTTGATGTTGAGAAAGATGTTCATGTATCGTTTGAGGTAGCGAAGCATGGGCAATCTCTTACATTTAGATATTAACCCCTAAAACAATGGGTCATCAAATTCTGGAATATTTGCTGTGTAGATAATATCGTCACAATTTTTGATTTGAAGCTGTATCAATGCAATCTTTTCTATAGCTGCATAAACCTCTGGCTTTGTTCTAGGCTCACAAAGATAGTCAACATACTTTTCTGACTCTTGCTCCAGAAAAGCCTTTTTAAACTGATATTCAAGTTTGTCCTGAGTCATCTTGAGCCTCTTTGACTTCCTGTAAAGCTTGAGCAAATTCAAGCCTTTTTACAAAATTATCACTTAACCACTCAGCCATTGCAAATCTACAAATCTGAGAATGAGAACAACCAAAGGCTTTGGCTAGAACATGAATGGCATCATAGTCCGACTGCGAAGCTGCCCGAAAATAAATCCTATCTGAATCCATTACTGTGCCTCCATTATCTCTGCCATCATTGCGGCTAATTCAATCTCCTTTGGCAAATTATCTTTTAGCCACTCATGGAAAGCCACTTTGATGACTTGACCTTTTGATGTGCCATGCAGTTTTGCTAAATGACAAAGAGCAAAATGATCTTGCTTACAGTAAGGAGTAAACTTGAAGCTGTATTGCCCCAAGTTTGTTTCTTCTGGTTTGATTGACATTACTTTGCTCCCTCTATGCCAAACACTTTCTCAAGGGAACTAAACCCTTTGTTTGAATACATGGTATAGACTTGACCATTTGGATAGATACCAAGAGTGATAAATGCCCAGTCAAAAATGCAATTAAAATAGCAATCAAATTCCACACCTTTTAAATCTATTGCCTCTTGCTTTAGCTTCATTGCTAGTAGTTCTGCAACAGTATAATCTGGGCTTAGTGATTTAAATTGTGTTCTGTCTAGTTTAGTCATCTGCTAAATCTCCCATTGAAAAATTAGGGTTTACTCTTTCGATTGCTGCTTTCATAGATTCAAGTTCAGCAATGTTTTTTCTTGTTTGCTCGATCTCTTCAAGCTGTCTTTTAAGAATATCTTTCTGGCAAAGTAATCTTTGATTGTTTTCCCAGAGTGCTTTTTCTTTGAATGATGTCATTTGTTTTTGGGGTGAAAGGTGAATAAAGACCCCACCAGTTGAGGTGGGGCTGATAGGTTTAGCCTTTGCGGACTACATACTTGAAGTCGTCCCTAGTGTTGCAGTCAAGACCAAAGACTTCTCTTACTGCTGGCTCATTGTTTAGCCATTTTTGGATCTTTGTTTTGTACATTTTGAACTCATTGAGATCCTCTGTGACCCATCTTTTGTAGTTCTCAAGATCAAACTTAGCGTCATACCAGCCATATCTTTTGTTGAAGTCTTGTTCAGCTTTCTTGATACCATCTTCAGTGAGCATTTTCTCATGCTTTTTAATACCTTTGTCAGCCCATCTGTTGATTTGATCTGGTAGAACTCTGAATCTTTCCCACTTAGCCTCATTCTTAGCAACCAACTCAGCTTGCTTGGCATCTGCCTTAGCTTGCTTTTCAGCTTCAGTAAGTCTTTGTAGAACTGTCTTACCTTCCTGTCTAGCTCCTCTTCTGTCACTTCTGAACTGAACATACTGTGTAAGGTAACCGTTTGCTGAATTAGCACCATAACGATAGTTCCAAATCATTTTGGTATAAATCTTGAACTCTTCACCTTTCTCAGTAGTACCAATTACAAAGCCCTCGATAAAGTAACCATTCCCAAGTGCAAGGTTGATATCAGTGATCTTATCAGTGACTGCAAGGTGGCCATTGATTCTGCTTTCTAAAAGGCCAACGCTGTGTCTTGTTTGAGCCTTTGCATTTTCTTTGCAAGCTTCATAATTTACTGTGCAGTTCTTTGGTCTGTAGTAATCAGTGATTTGATCACCATAATAATCTTCTGTGAAAAAGTTGATGTTAAGTAAACCACCAACGTGCTTGTGCCAGTTGATCTTTTTCTCAACTTCTTTTGCCTCACCTCTGACCCATTTAGTGACCATATAGAAGT